ACCCAGCGCCGACCCAATCGAGCTGATCGGTGCATTGGTCACGCTCCGCGAGAAGGCGCCGGAACTTCTCGATGTCGCCGAGATCCGGTCCGTTCTTGCCACGGCCCTGAGCATCGACCTGGAGCAGCGCGACGTAGAGCCTGTTGGAGGAGCTGGCGATCTCATTCGTTCTATTGCTGCGCTCATTAAATCCGATGGGGGCAGGACCATCACCCGGGACGAGATCCGGGCGCTTCTCGGCCCAGTAATCAAGCAGGATCTGCGGCCCTAAAACCTCGGGATGATCGTCCCGACAGTAAACCAAGACACCGAACGACTCGCCCTCGCCCTCAAAGGTCTAGGGCCCGACACATTCTCCGATCTCGCCATGTCATGGCGCGGTCTCAAGCTCAACGAGGGCCAGGCCCGCGCTGCCCTCGCCGCATGCTTCTACGCGATGGCGCAGTCGTTCGAGACCGATCGGATCAAACTGCTTGCGGTGACGCAACACGAGATCCGTCGCCGCGTCAAGATCTCGGCGCGTATATTCGGCATCGTCCGTGGCGACCTGAGATGGTCTATGGAGCGATCCGTGGACTATCTACCTGTGGCGCTCCGCGCCGAGCTTGACGGCGCCCCACTCGACCACAAGACGACGACATCGGGGTGGTTCGCCTAGACCTATACTCAGGGCATGGATGTTGCTAAGCGGGTTCCAGACGGGGCCGAGTCGAACGACGAGAAGCGTGATGCCGCCGCCGAGCGTGCGGCACGCCATCCTCGTATCGAGCGACTGGACAACCAGGGATTGAGCGCCGGACCCGACGAACCTCTCGTCGAGGCGCTGTGGGGTGACCCCGTAAATCTCCGGTTCCCGCTGGCGTATCGGGAGCAGTCGTCCCCAGACGCCGCTCGGAGCAACAGCGCCCGATCCCGATTCAAAGGCCCGGGCGGCGCGTCGGTCTACAGTCGAGCCAGCGCCGAGGCCGTCCATGAACGAATCGTCGCGGCCCAGATCGCTGCCGGGACGTCCCCGAGCTTTGATCCAGACGACGCGCTGGATGCTGCACTACCTGCGCGGCACCGGCGACACATGGCCCAGAAAGCGGCGACGCCGCGAGGAGTGAGAATGCGAAAGTATCAAGAGGCGCTGGCGGCACTCAAGTCGATTCCGGCACCAACCCCAACCCTTGACGGAGTCATCACCGCGCTTGAAGCGGTGGCCGGCCTGGACGACGTGGCAGTTGTCAAGGCGGCGGTCAACAAGGCGGTGGCAGATCTCGTCGCCGTCAAGAAGTTTGACATGGTCGATGGCGTGAGCACCACGGCGACGATCCCGACGGGGAACATGACCCCCGTCATCGAACCACCGGAACCTGCGCCGCGACAGACCAACGGGTATGTTGATGTCGTCACCGGTACCGAAGATGATGACGTCATCCTCGTGGACGCCGTTGACGCCCCGATGGCCGCCGACGGCTGGACCGCCAACGGCGCGGTTCAACCCCCGCTGGATCGGTCGATGATCAACCCGCAGCCCCCGGATCTGCGCGGGATGGTGCCACCGCCCCCGGACACTAGTGCCCCGTTTCGTCTGGGCGACAGCGTCGCGAAAAGCGCCCTGAGTTTTGGTTCCGACCACGAACTCGCGAGGCGGTAATGGCGGTACTCCACACCCACAGCGTCAAGGATCCCGACGGGACCACGGTCGTGCTCGAGGCGAGCACCGGGTATCCCCACGCCCATCGTGGCCGCTGGAGCAACGGCAACGAGTTCATGACATCTGAGTCCGACGACGGCCCGAACCACGGGCACCAAGTCGTGCTTGCCGATGGTGTCGTCCTAGCAGCTGGTACAGCGATCACCGTGGTTCCAAACCAGGACGTTGGCAAGTCAGCTTACCCCGAGGTGCTGACCTGGACTTCGGTTCGTAACCAATGGCTCCCAGATGTTGGTTCCGGACTCCCGGAGTCGCTGGAGTCTGATGTCCCGGGCCGGTTCCGCTTCTGGCAACTTGAGAAGCGGGACGACCAGCTCGCGGTCCGACGCGCTCTCGTCGAGTCCGGGATCTGTGCCGAACCCCTCCTCCGCGACGTCGTGATCAAGGACTGTGGCCAGGTCGTCGGCACCGAACTGCACCGCATCGAGTACAAGGCCGATGGAACCATCATGGTTCCATCCGTCGATGACACGCGACCCGAGCCGATTGCACACCCACCGGATATCGAGGTCGCGGCATCGGTGGCCGGACTCGAGAACGCGCTGCAGATGTCGGCGGAGATCGTTGACGTCTTCGGGTTCGACGAGACGGTTGACCGGTGCGTGTCGAGCAACAGGGACTGGGTCGTTCAGATCGCGGCGGAGTCGCCACAACTTGAGGTTGCGCTGAAACGGTTTGACTCCGCGACGCTGTTCTGCAACCGGCATTCCGGCGACCACGTCTACCTCACGTCAACGATCCCCGACGACGGCATCGACTGGGTCATGGCGTCATCGCCCGACGCCGTCCAAGAGCTGCTGAAGCGGCAAAATGTCTCGCCCGCCGATATCGTCAAGAACGCCGATGACGTGGAGTCAGAGTCCCTCGCCGACCTCGTCGCGGGTGTCGTCGCCATCGTGTCGAAGCGCGCGGCCTGGAGCGCTTACGACGAGCGAGTCGCGGCCCGCGCGGTCGTCACCATCGACCGTGCGACAAGAGAAGGCGACGGTACAGTTCTCAAAGCTCTGGGTGTCGATCCCGAGAGAACTGCTACTCTCAATGCGATCACGAAACGCGCCGACGTCAAGATCTACAAAACCGACGCTGAGGAGCGGATCGTCTACGGCGTCGTCATGGAGCCGAATGTCGTGGATCTCCAGGACGACATCTCCGACTACGAGACGATCCGTACCGCAGCCCATCAGTACCTCGCCTTCTATGGCGAAATCGGGTTGCAGCACAACCGGATCATCACCGGCTCCGCAGTGATTATCGAGAGTTTCGTCGCCCCGGTAGATTTTGCCGCCGGCGACCAACTGATCCGACGCGGGTCATGGGTCATGGCCGCCAAAGTGCTCGACGACGAGTACTGGCGCCGCGTCAAGGCCGGTGAGATCACCGGATTCTCCATCGGAGGGAAGGGGAAAAGGATCCCGATCCATGAGTAGTACAATCCGAAATAACAGGCGAGCACGCCACAAACTTGTTGACATCGAAGTCGAGGAGGTATCCCTAGTGGATAAACCAGCTAATAACCGGCGGTTCGCCGTAATCAAGAATGAGGGAGGCGAAGTCGTCGAACGAGACGGCGACGTCCTCATCATCGACCGGAGCGTCTCGAGTGCGGCTGCCGCCGCCGCCGCTGCAGGCTCGAGGTTCGGTGCCGTGTTCGGCGCCCTCGCCGACGTGCATAAGGCACTCGACGTCAACGAGACGGCGAGAGACGTCGTCAACTCGTCGGTCGGCCAGGTCTTCTGGCAGTTGGACCGGCTATACGACTTGATGAACGACGTCGAGGGTACCTACACCGAGGGGAGCCTCGACCAGGCCATCGGGTCGGAGCTGAATGCTCTGGCCGGTGCCCTGATGGCGATGGCCGGAGAATTCGGTGTCGTCCAGACCCCGGCTCCGGCCCCCCTCGAGAAGGGCGACACGGATGTCGTCAAGGCCGGGGCCAAGATGGCCAAGGGCAACGCCGCATTGTTCAGTCGTGGCATGGCGGCGCTTCACGAACTCGCGGAATCGGTTCTCGGTGACGACGACATGGCAAAGATGTGCGGTGGCCGTCGCTTCGCCAAGTCCGCTGACGACGCGACGGCCGATGACACTGGCATCGATGTCGAGACCGAACTCCAGGGAATCGATGAGGGTCTCGCTGCGGCGTTGATTTTGGTCAAGGCCCACTCCGAGCGCATCGCCGAGCTTGAAGCCAAGATCGCGGCGAATCAACCCACTGAGATTGTCAAGGCGCGACAGCCGCGCCGAGTCATCGCCCCGGCGTCAAACGCCATCACCACCACCGAGGTTGCCAAAGGCGACCAACCAAGCTCGGGCCTGATGTTTGGCACCGATACCGAGATCATCAAGCGATAGGGAACGGCATGTACGCTACACAAGAATCGACACTGATCCAGAAAGCCGATTTCAGACTTTCTCAGATCCTCAGTCCCAATGGTGAATTGGAGCCGGCGCAGTCGCGAAAATTCATCCAGATCATGACCCGGCAGTCAAGTTTCCTGAACCTGGTCAACGTCCAGACGATGAAGGCGCGGAAGCAGCAGGTCAACAAGATCAAGTTCGGCGCCCCGATCCTCCGTGCAGGAACCGAGGGCCAGGCCCTGAGTCTCGCCGACCGCTCGACGCCGGACACCACGGCCACCGAGTTCGACGCGAAACTCTTCAAGTGCGAGGTGAACATCACTCAGGAAAGTCTCGAGGACAACATCGAGGACGGAGACTTCCTGAACACACTCCTGATGATGATCTCGACGGAGATGGTCGCGAATATGGAGAATTTGGTGATCAATTCCGACACCGCATCGGTCGATCCGAACCTGGCGAAGTTCGACGGAATGCTGAAGTCGGCGACATCGAATGTCATCGACGCCCTCGGCGCGACGTTCGATCAGAACGTGGCCGACGCGATGATCAAGACCATGCCTGTCGAGTTCCGCAAGAGGGTCTCAGAACAGCGATTCTTTCTGGATCACAACTCGGAGCAGAACGCCCGCAACTCCAACGCGACCCGCGCAACCAATGCCGGTGACTCCAATTTGGAGAACAACGATTCCGTGAAGTGGTTCGGCCGCGCGCTACTGCCCGCCGACTACTGGCCGAGCAACCTCGGTGGTGGTTTCGACGACACCGCTGTTATCCTCGCACATCTCAGCAACGTCGGTGTCGGCATCTGGCGAGGGATCACGATCAAGCGCGATACCGACAATAGGTCGGACACCGTTTCCTGGATCGGCAGCTGCCGAATCGACTTCAAATACCTGGAAGAGACGGCGGTCGTCAAGGCGATCAACGTCCAGAGCCTGTAGGAGACATCATGGCACTAGCAACCCCCGCAACTGCAGTATCGCGCGCGCAACAGGCGCACCACCTCCAGGCGTATTTCGACGTCATTTCCTTCCCTGGAGACGACGCCTATCCCACCGGCGGGTCCGCCGGATTCACAGCGTTTGTGACGGCATGCCTTGGTCACAACGTGACTCCGATCGCCGTGATCGCCGCCGACTCCCGGACCGGTGCTACCCCTGCGGTATTTCACGCTCGGTACGACGCCGCCAACGA